ATAGTTTAAAAGAAATAGCCCCTGAAAGATATGAAAGAATATATAATTCTGCAATAAATGATCCTGACATGAAAAGAAGATTAGAAGAAGCACAAGTTTTTGAAAATCAACAACACAGAAACTTTGATGAATATGTTAGAACTACTAGATTAGATCAAATAATAGGTGGTTATCTTACAGGCTCTCCTCTCTCTAATATACCTACTATGAGAAAAGGTTTTAATAGAGACAGTCCTATTTATGGTAGTGGTGAATTTAGAAATGAATTAGAATCTTTAGCAAAAGATTTAGATATGAATAGAAAAGAAAATCCTTTTTATAATAAAATGAGATATGAGTTAGACTAGCATGAAATACTTCACAGAAGATGAACTAAAATGTACTCACTGTGGTAAGAGTGGTATGGACTCAAACTTCATGGCTAGAATAGAGGCACTCAGAGAACAGCTAGGATTCCCTTTCCCTGTGAATAGTGCCTATCGTTGTCCAGAACATCCTATAGAAGCACGTAAAAGTAAAGCCGGAGCGCACTCTACTGGACACGCAATAGACATTGGGGTTCAAGGGCAGAAAGCCCACACGCTTTTAGATGCTGCTTTAGAGGCAGGGTTTACTGGCATAGGAATAAATCAGAAAGGAAGTAGCGGTAGATTTATACATTTAGATGATATAGAAAATTCACCACAACGGCCTAGACCGACAGTATGGAGTTATTGATATGAAAAATTTATTACTAACTGGAGCAATATTATTTAGCTCTATGGCTTATGGAAGCCCTACTTATGTAGATGATGTGGCTGAAATAATAAATAATAACTGTGTTGTGTGTCACCGAGAAGGTGGTATTGGCCCAATGCAATTTGAAAACTATGAACAAGTACGCCCGTGGAGTCCTTTAATACAACTCAAAGTAGCTAGTCGTGAGATGCCTCCCTATGCTTACGATCAAGACATAGGAATACAGGAATTACATGGCGATTGGAGGCTCTCTGAAGCTGATATAGACACGATAGTAGAGTGGGTAAATACTGGATCAGAGTATGGAGATACTGACATTGTAGTGCAGCCTCCGTTGCTCTCAGACCCCGATCAATGGAACTTCTACGGAGACTTAGGAGAACCTACATTGGTTATACCTTCTACCCCTATAGATATACCCGCTTCAGGTAATGATCTCTGGCACAAGCATAATGTATCTAGTGGCCTGACAGAAGATAGATGTATTAAAGCTATTCAAGTTAAGCCTAGAGGGGATGCTAAGAGTGTAGTACACCACGCCAACAGTTCTGTTACTGTAGACGGAGAGCGATATGGGATGCTTACTGAATATGCGATGGGCAAATGGGGCGAGATAGTTCCTGAAGGTGTATGCCGCACTATCCCTGCTAACTCTGAGATAGCTTGGGATATTCATATGTTCCCCGGAGGTCTTGGAGCTATAGCACCCGGCACAGTTATAGAAGATAACGTAGTAGAGATAGGACTGTGGTTATATTCTCCAGAGGAATCTGAAGAACTTGCATATGCACAAGACTTAAAGCTATATAGAATAAGTAACCAAGAAGATATTGCTATCCCGCCTCACGGCTATAGCATGACTCAAGGCTTTCATTCTTTTGATCATCCAGTTCGTATAGACTCATGGCAACCGCATGGTCATCTCAGGATGAATGCAGCAAGCTTTGAGATATTCTATCCAGACAAAGGAATAACAGAGCAGATTAGTCAGGTATCTAACTGGAGTGCGACATGGCATCACAGTCATATATATGAACCAGATTTTGCACCGCTTCTTCCAACAGGAGCAGTCTTAATTTTAAAGCAATGGTACGACAATACTGAAGATAATCCCAATAACCCTGATGCTGATCAATGGGTATATGGTGGTAGTAGAACAGGCGATGAGATGACTCATGCTTGGATAGCTGTCACACACCTTGATGAAGAAAAGTATCAAGAACTTTTAACCGAAAGAAACAACAGGAGAATGATAGCAACGAAATGAAATATCTAAGTTTAGGTATATTGATACTAATGACAGGGTGTACTGGTAGCGGAATGAATATATATTTACAAGACTATCCTGAGTGGAATTGGGTAGATCAAACTGTGTTTATGCACAATGTTAGAACTTGTAGGAGTATGGATTATTGCGCTGCCGAACAATTATTTGATAGATAATTAGGGGGCAGTAATGATTGAAGTAACAGTAGCTATTGCTGCTGCTAGTCGTGCCGTAACGCTTATAAAAAAGGGATTAAGTTTAGGGAAGGACACACAAGAATTAAGCTCTCAGTTTGCACAATTCTTTGATGCAAAAGATAGGATTGACACAGCTAAAGCTGCCGCAGAGAACGCCCCTTTAGGTAAGAAGGTGTTCGCCGCTCAATCTGTAGAGGCATACGCACTAGAAGTAGCATTGGCAGAACATAAAGCAAAAGACCTAGAGAAACAACTAAGAGAACTTTTTGTATACAGTGGACAAGCTGATGTTTATAGCTCCATGATGAGAGCGAGGCAACAGGAACGTCAGAGAAGATTGCAAGTAGCTAGGAAAATGGCAGAGCAGAAAAGACTGATGCTTGATTTAGTTTTAATAGGAGCTATATTTATAACTGTAGTAGGCATAGTAGGTTTTTCAATATACTCAATAATGTAGGAGCATAGTAAATGTTAGCACTCTATACAGAAGCACAATTAGGAGCAGCTTATCAGATATACGCACGTATACACGCTGCTAAAGAATTAGACATAGTAGACTTTGAAACATATAGAACTATATTTGAGAATCAATATATGGCTATGACTAAATCCGATACAATATTTGATGGGGTAGAAGGGACAACGCATTAAGCATGAACGCAAAGAAGTTAGAACTACAATCTAAGTATGAGCAGTTTGATCTAGATAAAGATGGGATTGTAAGTGATGAAGAAATAGATCGTGCTAAAGAAATGATTGACCTAGAGCTAAGAGAAGAGAAATCAGAAGCTCAAAAGTTAATGGCGTGGTTAGCTATAATTGTTATGACAGTTACTACTATAGTATTGTTCACTCCCATTATTCCAGACAGCAGAGTGAATGCCCTCTCCGATCTATTAGGTTTATTTTATTTTTCATTGTGCGGAATTGTAGGTACTTATATGGGTGCTACAGCTTTTATGCACAAGCCAAGTAAATAATATTATGGTACACTCTTTACTTCTTCCTGTATAAAATCATGGAGAGGCTCTAGTTTTCTCTTGCCTTCATTAATTATTTTTTCTATGATAGCAATATCTCCTTCCATAAAAATTTTCCTTGCTTTATCAACTGGAAGATGACTGAACTCAGTAACTATATTTCCTTCTTGCGTAAGAAGAACTTTGAAAGATATAATATTTGCTTCTTTATTATTATACATAATACTATACGCTTGCAAAGTTTATAGTTTCTACATTTCCTTTAAGCCCTGCCTTCATATAGGTAGTGGCTCTCCCCTCAAAAAAGTTTTGGTGTTCTACTCCAAGCACATCGTCTAACCAATCAAGAGGATTATCCTTAACCCCATAATTAGGTTTCAAGCCTAGCTGTAGTAATCGTCTGTCTGCTATGTATCTAATATATTCTTTCATTTCAATTTTAGTTAACCCCTGTATGTCTCCCATTTCAAAAACTAAATCTAAAAATTTATCTTCTAGCTTAACCATTTCTCTACATATTTGATAGAGTTCTTTTTTAAAATCGTCTGTCCATATATCTACATTCTCCTTTATAAATTCTCTGAAAAGATTTGTCATGGCTTCAACATGAAGTGACTCATCCCTAATGCTGTAAGTAACTATCTGACCCATGCCTTTCATCTTACCAAAGCGAGGGAAGTTTAAGAGTATAGCAAAGCTACTAAAGAGTTGTAGCCCTTCAGTAAAGGCTGAATAGACTGCTAAGTTTTTAGCTATAGATTCTTTGTTGTTTATTTTTAAAGTAGAACCACTTATGTATTCATGTTTGTCAGCCATCGCCTCATATTCAGCAAAGGCTTTATATTCATTCTCTGGCATACCTACAGTATCTAACAATAAACTATAGGCGTGTTGATGTATTGATTCCATGTTAGCAAAAGAACACATCATCATCCTTGCCTCTGGTTTTTTAAACACACGCATATATTTATCTACATAACCAGATGCCACATCCACATCTGACTGTGTGAACAATCTGAATATTTGACTTAACAAATTCTTCTCAGACATATCCATATCTTGCCAATCTTTTACATCATTATGAAGCGGCACATCTTCGGGCAACCATATCATTTGATTCTGTTGGACGTAGTAATCAAACATCCACGGGTAATCAAAAGGTTTATAGTATTCTCTGGTTGTCAACAAACTCATTTCAAATTCCCTCTGTTTAAATTGTACTCCCAATATTCTACGATCATACCTTTTGGTATAACCATAACAGCATTTACATATTCTTTTTCTTTATCGTTATGATAAATATCAGTTGCAAGAATAATTTCTTTTGGGTTATCAGCAACAAGCCAACCTATTGTTGAACGCAGTATAGGCTTTAACTTTTTTGCATCTTCTATAAGAACATCTTGGGTATCTATCCAAGCATCTTCCCATTTAACTTCTAGAACTTTAGCCTTCACAACTCAAGCACCCCTCATCTTCTAAGTTAATTTTAGGTATCTTTATATTTACATTCTCTGTACTACGCGCTGCATCAGAACGTAGATAGTATAAAGATTTAAGTTTATGTACTCCCGCCCAATGTATATCATTTAAATACTGTAAGAAAGCATCATGCGTTTCTTGATCTGCTTCTATAGAAGGGGGTTTAAAAAATAAGTTTACGCTCTGGCTTTGGCAGATATATTTCTGACGCATAGAAGCGTGTTCTATAATCCATATCTGATTTATTTCTGGAGCAGTTTTAAACATTTCTTTTTGACTATCAGATAATATATCTAAATGCTGTACTGAGCCTTCATGCGCTGCAATATCTTTCCATATCTCTTCTCGCTTTTTTCCAGTAGGAACAAGCTCATACAATAGATCATCAAGATATTTATTCCTAACTTTAAAACTCCCGGTAAGAGTCTTATGTGTATAAACATTAGCCCTGTTAGGTTCTATAGAGGGGCTTGTGCCGCCACATATAATAGAACTAGAAGCATTGGGAGCAACTGCAAGTAGATGAGCATTACGTTTTCCACTACCTTTCATGTCAGGAGCTTCGCCCCTTTCTTCAGCTAATTGTTTAGATGCTAACTCGGCTCTACTTTTAATTAAAGAAAAAGATTTGTTGTTGAAAGAAGAAGCATACATACTTTCAAAAGGAATATTATTTCTTTGCAAATAACTATGAAAGCCCATCGCCCCAAGACCTATTGATCTTTCTCGCATAGCTGAGTAAGCAGCTTTATCATAGCCGGGTTTATTACCTACTGCATCTATAAAGTTTTGAAGAACATTATCTAACATTGTTATAAGATCACTAATAAAGTTTTCATCCTTAGACCATTCATCAAAGTATTCTAGGTTCACACTAGACAAACAACAAACTGCTGTCCTATCTTCGTTAGTTGGTAAAGTTATTTCAGAACATAGATTACTTTGTTTTATTTCTAATCCTAATTTCTTTTGCTCTACTGGTAAAGCTTCGTTACAAGTATCTATATTAACTATATAAGGTTCTCCCGTTTCCATCCGGGCTTGTATTATTTGAAACCATAAATCTCTAGCTTGTACAATCTTTACAGCAGTATTAGTTTTAGGATCAATAAGCCGCCACTCTGCTCCCTCTGCTACAGCTTCTAAGAATTTATTATTTATATTAATAGCGTTGTGTAGATTCAAACATTTTCTATTTAAATCTCCACCTGTAGTCTTACGCATATTAATAAACTCTTCTACTTCTGGATGCGATATATTTATATAAGCTGCGTAACTTCCTCTTCTAGTTATGCCCTGATTAAAGGCTAACATCTGAGAATCTACAACGTGCATAAAGGGTATTGATCCAGTACTGCGACTCCCGTTAGAAGTATCCACGCCATTGCTCCGAACATCACCCCAATATCCACCGATGCCTCCACCTCCACTTGCAAGCCATATGTTTTCATCATAATGGCTAGATAACCCATCCCTAGAATCAGGTACATAGTTAAGAAAACAACTGATAGGTAGACCGCGAGAAGTTCCCCCGTTAGAAAGTATAGGAGTACTGAAGCTAAACCAATGATTACTAGCGTACTCGTAAAGTCTCTGTCCAAGATCAAAGTCAATGTGTCCTTTATAAGTAGCGCCAAAAATACTGGCACGTGCAAAAGCTTGTTGAGCATGAGTCTCTCCTTCCCATAAATATCTATCTATAATAGTTTGTTTACTAAAATTATTTAATACTTTATCTTTATCATAATCAATATGAATACCTAAATATGGCTGAACCCCTATCTTCTCAGTCATTAGTTTGTTTCTCCTTGCGTTTTACTTTTTGTTTTTTAGGTTTCGGTTTCTGTTGATTCTTTTTCCGGTTGTACTTGTCAGTCCTTTCGGCTTTACGATCCCACATTATTTTATACCTTTGTAACTTCGTTTATAAGTTTTTCAAGATACCATTTAGCTTTTTGTAAATCCTTTACATTATCTTTATACCTAAATCTCCACACATATTTTAAAACATTACCACGTAGATAGCCCTCAAATTCTTCCTTAGTTGAGGCGGCATCTATCGCTTCAATACATTCTACCTTACCATTATTATAATGTAGTGGATGATTAACCTCATCTTTTAAGGCTATAGTATTACCTTCATCCTTATTTAGTTCTCTGTTTATTGTATTCCATTCATCAGGTGTTACATCATCAATACTCATTTGTCTACTCTCCATGAACTAGGTAATGTATCTTCGCTATACCATCTAAAATTATTTTTTTCTGCCCACTCTGCATGACTACGCTTTGTTCCATCCTTCCGTTTCTTTGCTTGGGGCATTGGGGCGTAAGGATCAGAGAATAAAAATACAAGTTCCATATTATTAGGCAAAGCCTTTCTTACCCATGTGTATTTATTATACTCTTGATAATCCCAAAATCTTCCTTTAGCTTCGAGCAAAATTGTTTTACTATTAAAAACTTTTATAAAGTCAGGATGATATTTATGTTCAACTGTATATTCAACTGTATCACTGTGATGTTTCCACTCTTTTAAAACACCTTGATGTAAATTATATTCCCATTTAGAATCGTATGTTTCAGGTACATCTTTTTCTTTAGGTCTAACTACTCTTTGTTTTCTATATCCTTTTCTTATCTTCATTTACTTACTTCCTTACAGTCCTGAATTGTTATTAAAGATAAGTCTTTAGTATAGTACAATGCTTTTAATTGTTTAACAAACCACCTATACGTGTAAGAACTTAGATGGAAACTCCCATCATTATAATATAAATGAGTTTGTCTTGGTGAGAAATCTAATACGTTACCAACATTATACGCCTTTGCGCTTTCTTTGTCAACAAGAGATTGCATCCACTCTAATAAAAGTTCTTTAGCTCTACGTCTTATCACTTTCATTTTCTTAGCATTCATATAATAACTTCCTCAACTCTAGGCTCAGCCATTACTTTAGTAAAGTAAGTTAAGCCCTTGTTGTATTTAAATATTCTAAGTCCCTTGCCTTCGTTTGAATCTTTAAAGCATTCAAATTTATGAGGACAATAGGAACAATTCTTATGTAGCTTTTTGTTTCCTTTCTTGCCTTCATACACAGGCTCATAGCATAGCTCAGTAGGAGGCTTAACTTTATTTAAAGCCTTGAGTGTGTTATTTATTTTATATTTTATATTAGGTTTATCAAGTTCATCTGGAGCATAAAAACAAAGCTCACCATTCTCTTTATTAATAACTAGGAAGCCTCCTGAAGAAGTTCCTTCCGCTTCTTCATATCCTGTTAGCTGTGGTATGTATCCAAAAGGATCGTCTTCACTTAAAGAACCATTACTAAATTTTCTAAAAGCATAACCTGACGCTGTTTTAATATCAACTACTTCGTTATCTATCTTACAATCCATGTGTCCAGAAATTCCCTCAACTTTAATTTCTTTTTGTTCAGAGTCTATAGTATGTTCTGTAAGTCTAGCAAGCATCAACACTACTTCTTCAAGTAGGTGTCCATAAAGAAACTTAATAAATGTTTTAGGAGAGTGTGCTTCTTTAGATACTTCTGAGTGTTTATCAAACCATAATCTTCTAATAGGCTTTCCTATGTTAGACATCCTTAATGAAAAGGAAGAGTCCCTCTTAGGTGGTCTAGCCCAAGACCTGAGAGCATCCTTCATCTTTTCCCCAAAGTCTTCTATAGCTTCATCAGTAATGTCTAAGTGCTTTCCCTCAGTAAGCGGAGCAAGTGCTTCATAAATATCTTCAATTAAATTATTCATTATCAATACCTTTTAAATATTTTATAGCCCTTTTAATAGTAGGGATGTCATCATCAAATCCACCTAATGCTCTATTACATTTATGGCAAAGCCAACCTCTAAATTTTTCTGTCTCATGGCAATGGTCTAGTACCCACGCACCATTTTTAGTATTGCCCTTACCTTTAACATCATCCGCATTACCTAA